TTAATTAAAATAAATCATCGCCATTGGCGTATCTATAAAGCATAACCCCGCCGACAAGAAGGTAAAGGATAATGAAGGGATGCCAAAGGATAGCCAGGGTAATTAAGCCGATTGCTATTAGTATAATTGCTATTGTTTTTAATAATGTGTCCATAGTGTTTTTATGTTAGTTATTAATACTAGCAAGCCTGTTTGCCATAGCAAACTTGTTTTGCGGTTATTTATTTATCTATCATAATATTAATAATAGCATAGATAATTTAAAGTGTCAAGAGGGCGTATTTATTAGGCTATATTGCTATTTTAATATCAATATTAAAATGTAGATAACTAAAAAATTGGATACAATAAACTTAATAGATTGTCAATAAAATTAAATATAATAAACTTGACAAGTTGTCAATAAAAAATGTTTTTTTTTCTTCGCTAACATTAGCAATAAAAAAACACCCTTTTTGCGAATATTAGCACCAGGCAAGGCGTTTTGGCTTAACAACAGCTTAACAACTAGACAATTGGTTATCTAGTTGACGTTTAAGCTCTTTTATGAGATTGTTAAGCTGTTGTTAAGCTGTTGTTAAGTTTGGCTAATATTAGCGGTAGGCGAAGCCTTTTGGCTTAACAACTTAACAACTTAACAATTTTTAAATATATATATATAAGGAAAATATAACCCAATAGAATCAAGGGTTAATAAACTGTAATATATATATATAGTTCAAGGCTATTTGTTAAGTTGTTAAGTCATGAGTTTTCGACTTTTACGAACTCGGGGATAAAAAGCGGGGTAAAAATTCGGCTGCCTTGCGTTCGGGATTGTCGGCTGGTGATTGTGTCGGGATTCCGATTGTAAGGCAGTCAGGATGGCTGGCGATTGGCTGGCTTGATAACAGATACTATGCAACTTGATAACAGATACTATGCAACTTGATAACAGATACTATGCAACTTGATAACAGAGTACTACCAATAAGCGGGGTTATCGCTTAGGCGTACGCCTGAAAAAGAATAATAATTGACAAAAAATAAAATAAATGTCGGCGTGGTTGTGCCGTGTCTAATTCGCATGCTGTTATTGTGTGCTTACATTAGCCATTCAATACTTCGCTTAATCTATATTAAGCGAAGTATTATTAATGTGCTATGCTAACATTAGCCAATCACATATTTTTATGTATTTATTTTTATTTAATGTTAGCCTTTGATGTTTTTAGTATGTGTATTAATTAGCTAATATTAGATAAAAATAGGGGGGGGTGGGGGCTGAATACCAACGGAGAATATCCTTATCTCTCTTCCCCGCAGAATTCTAAAAAAAGGTCTCCCTTGACATATTGAGTTGTTTAATGTATAATAACAATATAATTAATTTAATTAAATAAAAAATTATGAAAAAAACTACCAACGAAGACACACGCCTTAGCATGTCTCAAAAACTCGCCATTTTAAGTGCTGATAATTTTAAGTGTTATTTTTGCGGTAAGGTGGGCGATGAGGCATCTCTTATTGTCCAGCGCAAAGACGCTCATTTATCCGCCAATGACCCCAACAACCTTATTACCGTTTGCTCGGCTTGTTCAGGCACTCTTGACAAAAAATAAAAAGCTGTTGCATCGAAGGTTCGGGGCATGGTATAATACTTATTAACAGGACAGTTCTCCTTCGATTCCCCTTGTCGGCGGCTCAGACAGCTCGTCTCATGAGGAGTCCCCGCATAGGATATTGCAGCGGAATAGAGAAATCGCCAATCTAACAGATTGACGATACCAAAAAAAGAGCTAAAGCGAATAGGGTAAAACATCGTATGCTATACCGCATTAGCTTCTTTTCTAAAATGTTGTTCGCCATCAGGCGAATAACATCACCCCGACATTTTAGAAAAGAATAATAACCCTGCCACATCTTCCGAAGTAGCGTTTATTACTGTTCAAGCTGCCGTTAAAAGCCGCTGGGTGGTGGTTGATGCTTTTCGGTGGAGCTGGAAGTGTTTTTATAACATTTTAAGTGTAGAGCTATTAGCCTGCGACATACTGTCTCGCTGCGGTGAGACGGCATCGTAGTTTTCATATTAGTTTTTGCCTATGAGAGAACGCTCGTTCTCTCGCAGGCTAATCGCTTTTACGCCATGCAAAAAAAGTGTCTCAAGTGTAAAAGTAAATTAGAAGCAATTCCCAACGATAAGGCTTTTATGCTTTGTCGTTCTTGCGGGCGGGTGCAATCGAAAACTTATTCCACGCTTCCGAAGGAAGTTGAGCTTGTCATTGAAGACAAGCTTTTTAGTAAATAAAAGAAAAAAAACAATGAATCACAATCACACCGAACCGCAAATTTGTCAGCACGAACTGAAGTACTGTAAAAAGTGCGACGTTGTTTATTGCGAAAAATGCCAGAAGGAGTGGAGTATCAATTTTTTCACATACACAAGCCCAATACAGCTTCCCTTGCAACTATACCCATGTATTACTTGCGACCCCTGCGGGCAACCATCCGTTATTACAACGTATCATGGAAATTGTTAAATGCGTCGCTTACGCCCTGCCGCTCGCCACTATCCTCATTTTTTTAATCAGTAAATATTTTTTTTAATACCATGCCAAAAACAGCGAAGGGAATAAAAATTTACAACGCGCTCCAAAAGCAGTACGGCGAGAAAAAGGGAGCTAGTGTCTTTTTTGCGATGGAGAACAGCGGAAAAATAAAAGGCGTTGCTAAAAGAAAATAATAATGCCGAAGAAGAATCAGACAATCCAGGAGCGGGCGAAAGAGGAGGAGCTGAAAAGTGCGGCGGAAGTAATTGAAAAAACGAAAGCCGACCTCGCACTCTTGCAGGAAAAGAAATCGGAAATGCTCCTTGCCAATAACAAAGTTGCCTCATACATCAAGGACAACGTTTTTAAGTATCGGAAAGAATGGTGGGCGGAATGGCTGCTGATGCTGCGGTCGGACGAGAAGGACATGAAGAAGACGGCGATAATTGAATTCAATAAGTTGCAGGGCAGGGTGCTGCCGACGCAGCTGGAGGGAACGGCAGGGAATCAGATTATGGTGAACATTCTGGGGATGGGAATTGATGCGGCGGAGAACCCCGAACAGCAGAAGGCAATCGAGGGAGAAATAATAGAATAATTTACAAAAAAAATACATGGAAGTTAATTTGCCGAAAAATTTTACGCCTCGTCCGTACCAGAAAGAGTTTTTGGAAGACAAGCGGCGGTTCAAGGTGGCGGTGTTTCATCGTCGAGGCGGTAAGACGAAGACGGCACTAAACCAGCAGATAGCGAGAACGCAATTAAAATATTCGAAGAGTCTTGAACAGTGGATGTCGCCAGCCGACACTCGGCTGACGGAAGAAGAGCGGAATAGAAAAAACGTTTATTATACTTTTTTACCGACGTACAAACAGGCGAAGGAGACAATTTTCGCTCAGTTGATTGACGAACATGTCCCGATGGAGCTGGTGGATAAAATGAACGAGTCGGAACTGGCGATTTATTATAAGAACGGCAGCGTCCAGCGATTTGCGGGATGCGAAGACATTAATAAGCACAGAGGAATAAACCCGATTGACGTGGTGTTCGACGAATTCTCGGAAGAAGACCCCGAAATTTGGACAGGAATAATCCAGCCTGTGCTACGTGAAAATCATGGAACAGCCAGTTTTATTTTTACGCCGAAAGGACGCAACCATTCGTGGGAGATTCTTGAGTATGGTAAACAAAATCCTGACCAGTGGTTTACGAGCGTTAAGACAGTGGAGGACACGGGCGGTTTTACGGAAGGAGAAATTGAAGAAGCGAAGCGAGCCACCCCAGAATCTTTGTTTTTACAGGAGTATTATTGCTCATTTAGAGAAAACGCTGGGGCGTTCTTCAGAAAAATAAAAGAAAATTTGTACGAGGCGGACGACTACGTTGACCCGATGCACTTTTATCAGCTGGGAATCGACCTTGCTAAGTACTCTGACTTTACCGTGCTTGCTCCGTTTGATTTGGCGACGTTTAGGGTCAAGCAACTGGAAAGATTTAACCAAGTAGATTGGAATTTTCAGAAATATTTGATTGAGGCGACAGCGAGAAAGTACAATAATGCAAAAATTAAGATTGACAGAACGGGAGTCGGCGATGCGGTGGTGGAAGACTTGGAAAAACGGGGGTTAAATATCGGCGAAGACGGTGCAATTGTTTTTTCGGCACGCTCTCGGCGGGATTTACTCGACAATTTGTCGATTTTGCTGCAACAGAGTAAGATTAAGATACCGAACGACCCAGAATTAGTTGCGGAGTTGGAAGCGTTTCAGTTTACGATGACGGAAAAAGGAAAAATTGAAGTGAAGTCACGGAAAGGGCTGCACGATGACCGAGTTATGGCGTTAGCCCTGGCGGTTCACGGCGTGGACAGTCCGATTAATAACAATTACAAAGACGATTACTACGCTGACCAGGAAAATAATAAAAATTTTGACAGGTCTGCAATAATTTAAAATATATGCCAACAAAAAAAGCGAAGAAAGAGGAAATACTGATAAATCCGTTTCCAGATTATACGCCAGAAGAGGCTGCATATCGCTCGGAGCTGATTAGAAAACTGACCACCGCTCAGGTTGCCAGAGATTCTAATTATCGGGAATTTAACGACACTAACTACACACAATATTACGATTCCAATTTGCGGGCGGCGAATTCGTACATCGAACCGAAGAAAAATCCAGAGGACACACGTGTTGTGACGGGAACGACGGAAGAAAAAGGCAGCACGCTACTTTCGGCGATTCTAAATTACAACCTTGAACCGAATATCATGGCATTTGACAAAGAGATGTTGGAGATTGACGAGTTAGGAAAAAATGTCGAAGACCTAATAAAGAAATCGCGCGAAATTGAAAATTACGAAGAAAAAAGAGTTTTAATTTATAAAGAAATGCTCGACCAGGGAACTTGCTTCGTCGAGGAGCAGTGGGTTGAGGAAACGAAGGTTGTAAAAAAATTAAAGGATGTTAATTGGAGCGACGGCGTTAAAGTAAAGAGTATTAAATGGGACGAGACTGATGCGGAAGGATTTTGCGGCTGTCAGACACGGCTTATCCGAGGCGATAAAGTTTATTTGGGCGACGTGCGGGAGTTTCAGCTTTCAAAACAGCCATATATTTTTACGCTCGACAAAATGAGTTATGCCGAGGCGGAAACTATTTATAAAAATTGGGACAGGTGGGAGTTCGTTCCGAAAAAAATTGTCAGAGTTGTACCGACCGATTACTCCACTTATCGTGATTGGACGCTGGAGGCAGTGCAGGAAAACTTTGTCGAGGTGATTAAGTTTCAAAACAAATGGACGAACGAGTTTATGATAATGCTGAATGGTGTGATGATGCTACCATGCGGATTTCCGCTGGAAGCGATTTCTCCGTCGGGAGACTACACTGTTG